GGTTATGTTCCTGTGGCAGCACGATACCACCGAGCCGCTGGGCAAAGTGCTCGAACTGCGCGAAGACGCGCGCGGCTTGTTCTTCAAAGCCGTCATCAGCGACACAGCGCGCGGGCGGGACGCCCTGGCGCTTTTGCGTGACGGCGCAATCGGCGGCATGAGCATCGGTTACGACGCGATTGTCGCGGACTTCACCAAGACGGCCGACGGCCTTATCGTGCGCCACCTGCGTGAATTGCGCCTGTGGGAAATATCCCTGGTGTCCATGCCGATGAACGAGGAGGCGGGCATAACGGCGCTCAAAGAGCACGCACTGGAAAGCGCACCCGAGCCAGACCCCGAGCCAGAATCCGCGTCGCAGACGCTGGAGACTATCGTACTTGAATTGCGTGCGCGCGTAGAAGCGCTAGAGGCTAAAATGCAACCTGTTGCCGCCGAGGCGACGGGAGCAGAACCGCAAGCAGTTGACAAGGCCGGGCCGGTCGAACCACCCACCGCGCACCTGGAAGCGGCGCTGAAGGAACTCGAATTGCTACTGAACATTCCAATCTGTGGAGGTGGCTGATGGAAAATTTACAAGCATCTGAACTGACCGCGCAGGCCGCTCAGCTGTACCAGCAGGCCAAGGGCTTGCTGATCGAGGGCGGCGCGGAGAACATCGCCAAGGCGGAAGCCATGATTGCTGACGCCAAAGCGACCGCCAGGCGCGCGGCTATGCTGAGCGACATCGAGGCCGTGGCTCGCGAGCAGAAGGGCGCGGCACAGCCTGCGCGCACGACCAGCGGCAAGCGCGCTTTTGGCAGCATGGCGGATTTTGCCACTGCCGTTTACAACACCAAGCGGCGAATGCAGCCTGACCCGCGGCTGGTACCCGCCAGCCGGGCCATCAAGGACGACGGGGCGGATCCCGGCGGGGAGGGCTGGATTGAATCCAAGACCCTCGCCGAGAGCGTGGGCGCGGACGGCGGCTTCCTCGTACCCGAGGAATTCCTGCCGCAGCTGTTCATGTTATCCGCCTTCGGGCAGCACGTCCGCGAGCGCGCGCTGGTGCTGCCGATGCGCCATCGGCAACTGACCGTCCCGTACCTGGACCAGTCTGGAACCGCTGTGGGCAAGTCTAACCTCTATGGCGGCGTCCAGATGTCCTGGACTGAAGAAGCCGCGGAAAAAAGCGAGGCCCAGCCGAAGTTCCGGCAAATGAGCCTCGTCGCCCACAAACTGGCAGCCGTGACCTATGCCAGCGATGAACTGCTTGAGGATAGCGCCATCGAACTCGAGGCGCTTCTGGTCCGCCTGTTCGCCAGTGCCATCAGCAACGAGCACGACTGGGCGTTCATCAACGGCACGGGCGCCGGGCAGCCGCTGGGCGTCGTTACCGCTACCGGCGCGCTCGGACCGACGATCACCGTCGCGCCTGCCGTGGCGGGCTCCATCAGCATCGCTGACATCTTCAACATGTTGACGGCGTTCACGGGTCAGAATCCTGTCTGGCTGGCGCATCAGTCGACCATGCCTGAAATCCTCGGCCTGGCCGGTCCGGCGACCAATGCTTCGTACGTATGGATTGCCAACGCGCGCGACGCGGCTCCGGTCACGCTGATGGGCTTTCCGGTGTACTTCACCGAGAACTGTCCGACACTTGGAGAGCCCGGCAGCCTGATTCTCGCCGACTGGTCGAAATACGTCATCGGCGAGCGCAAAGCCACGACCATCGACGCCTCAAACGACTACCGCTTTGCCTATGATGTCACGACCTGGCGCGCGGTTTCTCGGATCGACGGGCGGCCCTGGTTGGCGGCTCCGCTCACGCTGCGCGACGGCGTGACTGAAGTTTCGCCATTTGTCATCCTGGGCGGCCAGGGTGGGAGTTAAGGAGGCTTGATATGCAATACTGCCAACGCTTCACCGAAAACTACTACCTCTGTGGCGCCACCGTCGGCGTGCAGGGGGTAGGCGAGCACACCATCGATAACTTTGTCAGCATGGCCAACCACCAGCGCGCTGCTGTCGTCATGTTCGTTTCCGACCTGGAGCAGGGCGCTACCGTGGATTTGGAGCTGTTGCAGGCGACAGACGCTGCGGGTACGGATGCCAAGGCTATCGCTGGTAAGGCGATCACGCAGATCACCGAGGAGGGCACGCGCGTGGTCGTTGAGGTACGCACAGAAGAGATGGATGTTGACAACCGCTTCGCCTATCTGGGCTGGAACATCACCGTCGGCGTGGGTGCGGCTACCCTGGCTGCCATTGGCTTCCTTGGCGGCACGAACCAGGCGGCGGTTTCTACCGTCAATTGGGACGAGATTGTGGACTAGACGCAGTCTGCTGCTGACCACAACTAACCGGCGCGCCGGGCGCAAGGGCCCGGCGCGCTTGCTGTCCGCAAGGGGTATGAACCATGAGCGATGCGACCGCGGAGGCGCAACATGGCTAAACACTGGGTGCAAGCGTGCACCGTCTTGACGCGCGTTACCGAAGATGCTCAGCGCGTGACCTACCAGCCCGGCGATTGGTTCGAGTGTCGCAATGTGGAACTACTCACCTTGCAAGCCTGCGGGAAAATCCGCACCGTTCCCGAAATCCTGCGGGCGATGTTTGACTTCACTCACACTGAAATTCTATGGCGCGGCCCACAACAGCGCGCGGGTACCATGAGTGAGTACGGAATCCACGAGCGCGTCGCTTTGAATCCTGCTGACTTGCGTTTAGAGCAGCGTTACACGCTCATTGCCTCGCCATGTGCGGCGATCACCCCCAACTCCGCGGCGCTTGGCTTTTTGCGGATTGAGGAGCGCGCCGGTTACGACGCCTGGGAGGGCGCCGGCTGCCTGATGGCTGGCCTGCGCCTGGCCAACACCTACGGTAGCGCCGAGGAGCAAGCCCACACGCTCGCGGCGCTGGGTGACCTGCGCGTGCCGCTCTACGACACCAAATTGCTGTGGATGCGCAAGACCGACGCCACGGAAAACCTGCTCGCGGCGTGGTCGGAAGAGTTAGCAGATGGTGCTGACGAGGCGCACGCTTTCGCCCGCGCACTCTATGCCCGGCGCGTCTTGTGGTTCACGCTGCCACCTGACTGGGTAGGAACGGCGCGACCATGAGCACCCGCGGCGTGCTGTACGTGGCTTACGGCGCCAAAGCCGTAGCCGAGGCTACCGCGAGCCTGGACACCTTGCGCGCATTTCACGATTGGCCCGTGGTCTGTGTTGGCGATGGGCTACCCGGCACGACGCGCATCCCGCACCCAAATCGCGGCAAGCCGGGACGCTGGGCAAAAGTCAACCTCGATTTGTTGACACCATTCGACGAAACGCTGTTCCTCGACGCAGACACCCGCGTGCGCGGCGCGCTGGACGCTGGCTTCGGCCTGCTGGAGCGTGGCGCCGACATCGTACTCGTACCCTCGCGCCCGCAACGACATGAGGCTTTGCGTCACCTGTTGCCCGTAGAACGCGAGACGACGCTGGCGGAGGTGGTGCTAGACCCTCTGCAACTCAATACCGGCGTGATGTGGTTCCATCGCGCGCGAGTAGCAGCGTTGTTTGCAACATGGCGCGCGGAGTGGGAACGCTATCAGGACGCGGATCAAGGCGCGCTGTTGCGGGCGCTAGAGCGCGTACCGGTGGTCTTGCGCTTGCTGGGCTATCCATTCAACGACGCGCGGGGGCAAGTGATAGAGCATCGCTTTGGCAAGTGCAGCGGATAGACTCATGCCCATTGATATTATCATACCCACCCTCGATCACGTAACCGGCGCCAGCACTGGCAGCCTGGCGCTCTTGACCGCCGGATGTGACGCGCGGCTGCTGGTGGTAAACGGCCCACGGCGCGGCTTTACCGCAACTGTCAACGATGGACTGGCGCAGGTGCGCGCCGATGCTGATGTGTGCATCCTGAATGACGACATCCATTGGTTTACCCACGGCTGGCTGGAAATTTTACAGCGGGCGCTGTACTCCAATCCGCACTACGGGCTGGCGTGCCCGACCGGCAAAAGCCGCACCGCGCCGATGGCAAAAGCGCACATCGGCGGCACAGGCATCGAGCCGGTAAACTGCATCCCCTTCTGGTGCGTGCTCATCAGGCACGCGGTACTGGCGCAACTTGGGCCGCTCGATTCGCGATACATCCACTATGCCAGCGATAGCGACTACTGTGACCGGGCCGCCGCGGCGGGATGGCAGTCGATCTGGGTGCGGGATGTGTATCTGGAGCATCAAGCGCACGGCTCAGGCTTCATCCACGAATGGGCGAAGCACGACCACGAAATCTATAACCGCAACCGGGGGCACAAGTGAACGTTGTTGTGTACACCGCGCTATTTGGTGATATTGATCCATTGTGGAGCGCCACGCCGGGCAAGAGCCGTTATCCGCACATCGTCTTCACAGAACAGCGGCGACAAGAGGTGGGCGTGTGGCACGGCAATCCGCCGGTGCTGAGCAATCCTACCGCCAAGGCCGCAGCACGCTGGGAGCAGCGGCTCGTGGATGCAAACGGTGACGCGCGAGTTTTGGCGCGGCATTACAAACTGCTGCCGCATCGCTACCTGCCAGACGCTGACGTGTGGGTGTGGATTGACGCGAACGTGAGGATGCGCGTGCTGCCGGAGAACGTGGTGCTCGAGTGGTTGGGTGACGCGGATTTCGCGACGCTCAAGCACCCGGTCCGTGATTGCGCCTACCATGAGGCGCGGGAATGTGAGCGCCTGGGCAAGGCGCGCCCCGAGGTGCTGGCGGTGCAAGCGGGCGCTTACCGCGCGGCGGGGCTACCGGAACACTGGGGCCTGGCGGAAACGCGGATTGTGATTCGGCGCAACACGCCGGAGATTGTCGCGCTAAATGAAGCGTGGTGGGATGAACTGCGCCGGCACAGCGCCCGCGACCAGATTGCGCTTCCGTTCGTCTGTTGGCAAGCGGGCTTGCGCTGGCGGGTGATACCCGGGCACGTGATCGGCGCGAGGCACCCGCAAATCTGGAACAGCAAACACATACATATACAGACGTGAGGCGAGCATGATTGACGTTACCGACCCCGGGCTATCGTTTTACGTTGACAAATTGCGCGCGCGACAGCCGTTCTCGCTGGCGCGTTACGGTGACGGCGAATGGAGCGTCATTGTGCGCGATCGGCAGACGTGTGTCGGGCAGCGGTTGGACTTGCCGGGGATGCGTGACGCAATGATACAGAGTATCCGCCGCGCGCCACGTGACCCGGCGTACTTGCTGGCGTGCCATCCCAACCAGTCGCGCGGGAATATCGAGGACTGGCTGAAAGAGAACCAACCGGCATGGCTCAAGTGGCTGGACAATCGCACGCTTTACTACGCTTCGATGCACGGGAAATTGTTCCCGTTCGTGGACGCGCTGCGTAACCTGAGCGCGCCGCTGGTGGTCATCGGCCCCGCGCACCTGCGCAAACTTTCCAGCATCTTGCCCGTGGCGGGCTTCATCGAAATTCCACCCACGGACGCCTGGCACTCTTTCGCCGTGATTCTGGAAGCCTGCGAGGCGTGGCGCGGCGTGCCGACGTGCTTCTCTATCAGCGCTGGCCCCACCTCAAGTCCGCTTGTGTGGCGCCTGTTCGCGCGCGGTTTTGGCGACGGTTGGCTCTTGGACGTTGGCAGTCTCTGGGACATCTATTGTGGCGTATGGAGCCGCGGCTATCACAGTCGCATCACGCC